GCGGAGAACAAGGCGGCATACCAGAAGATGAAGCAGGAGTACGACGGGAGCGTCCGAAACCCCTACTGCCGTAGGTGGACGCACCGAGCCATCGTGCGCAGTTTCAAGAAGAAATTCAGGTAAAGGAGTGGTGACTATGTACGAGGTTCTTTTAGAGCTTGACGACCTGCTGGAAACCTTAACTTACTGGCTTTCCTTTGCGGCCGTCGCCTTGTCAGTAATAGTTGTTGTGGCCTATGTATGGTGCAAGGCCGCCGAGCAGAAAGCAACCCGGGCGGAGCCCCGGAAAAGAAAGGATGGGATGACATGAAACAGAGCGAAAAGCTCACGCAGCTCCTTGAGCTCATGCAGGCAAACCCGGAGCTCCCGGTCATTCCCTGTGTAGATGGGGATGTTGTCAGCGGCGACGAGTATTACTGCTGGCTTGGCTCATGGGGAGAGAGCGCGGTTCAGGAGTTCGTCATCGGCAGAGAGAGAACCTACTACCGGGAGGACGATATTTCAGAGATGAACGACGTCCTCTGTGAACACTATGACCCGGAGCTCGTGGACAACATGACGGAGGAGGAGACGCGGGCGGCGTACAACGCGCTCCCGTGGAAGAAAGCCATCTTCGTCGATGTTCACCAATACGAGGAGGAACCGGATGCCGAGGTATGATGTGTTCCTTGAGGGCAGGGCAGAGAGCTCCACCTGCTACTTCGGCGTCGCAGTCATGGCAGACGACCAAAAAGAGGCGGAGTACCTCGGACACGAAGCAGGGCGGAAGAAACACCGCGAGTGTGACGAAATCGAGGTCGTCGGCGTTATGCCGGTGATTTCAGCCCGGAACGCCGGAAAAGGGAGGCTCTGCCAGCGCATTCCGCTCAAAGAACGCGCTTTGAAGTTTGTAAAGGAGGCTATCAAAAATGGAAGAAGTAAGATTGATTGACGCGAACGCTTTGCACAAGCGCATCGAAATGAATCTCCATGCCAGTAACCCGTTCACTATTGAAGAATGCTGCTATATGGACGCCCTGAACAGCGTGGATGAGGCTCCCACCATCGACCCAGAGAGCCTGCGCGGTCATGCCAAGTGGGTGAAGGACAAGGAATTGAAGTTTATCATCGTCGATGATGAAAACAACAGTCACGAGGAACCGGCAATTCGCTGCACCCATTGCAATGCCAAAATTTCGCAAAGCGATTTCGACAGCTGGGTCTGGAACTTCTGCCAGGTCAGCGGGTTCAAGATGGAGGATGAAACGGAGGAGCAACATGAAACCGATTAACGCAGAGGAAATCGTCCGTGTATTCAACGGCTGGCTCGAGGAGGCGGACAGCCTCGCAGAGCGGGAGGCCATCGAGTGCTGCATCGACCACATTCGGGACGCCCCAGCAGTCAGTCAGCAGGAGCTCCGCAGCTATATGCTGCCGTGGTTCAGCCCATTCGCGGCTCCGTGGTGCGGGAAGATTCAGCGCGCTTTCCCGAAAGCCTACGTCACCATGAACTTCGAGCTGATTCTCGTCCCGAGGACGAACACATACATCAACCTCAACCACTGCAGCACCCCGGACGAGTTCAAGGCGGAGGTCATCGAGGGTGTATCGCGGTTTGCGTTCAAGGCGTTCACAAAGCCGCTGCGCAAGGAGCATCTCGACGGCATCAACAAGCTGCTCGACACCAAATTCACGCCGGAGGACATGGAGTACATCTACACCAACCTCGGCAACGGCATCAACCACGAGCTGTGCATGAAGTTTGTCAAGAGCGGGTATGACCTCAAAGTAATCGAGGAAAGCGTATGAACTGCCAATTTTGCGAAGATTACGAGTGGAGCAAGAAGCACAGGCCAAAGACCGGCAGAGAGTTATACACAAAGTATTACGTCTGCCTTTATGAGAGAACCCTCAGAAAGGGCTGCGGGCTTGCCTCAACCTACACTCACAAAAGACGGCCGCTGAACTTCTGCCCGGAGTGCGGCCGCCAGTTGAAGAAAACAAAAAAGGAGGATGAAACGTGAACGGAGTCATTCGGGGCCGATGCCCGAGGTGTGGCGGGAAAATTATTTATTCGGAATTTTACCAGAACGCACGGGACTACACAATCCGAAAAGACGGAAAAGTTCCGAAACACTATGTATCCAGAAGCGGAGAACTAAGCGAGAGCGTAGCGGCCTGTGAAAACGGTTGCGGCGCATACTGGGAAGATGAAGATTTTTCCATCGGGCAAGACGGGATGTTCTACGACAATAAATACACGGAGGATGGGCAGGAATGAAAGAAAGACAAGTAGAGATCCTGCCCTGCCCGTTTTGCGGAGCGAATCCGTGCCGCATTGCAGAAAAAAGGGAGGTCGTCAATACCGAAACCGGTGAAGCGATAAGTAGTAATATCGGCATTACGTATTGGAAGCATCCCGAAACGCCTGATTGCGTTTTGGGATTCGGGATGTTTTTTCTCGACACGCCAGACGACATCCAAAGGTGGAACAGCAGAACCGATAAAGCAAAATCTAACCCCGAAACTTGAAAATGATTCAAGCACATTTCAATCTTTAACCATCAAATTTGAAAATTGGAGGATAAAATTTATGTTTCCGCAGAGAAGAATGACGACCGACACCCCGGATGGGAATTATGAGCAGGCTCTCAACCTGTTCGTGCGCGGCGAGGACGGCTGGGTGCAGATGCCCAGCCGGAGCATCAGCCTCAACGACTACATGAAGCAGCTTATCAAGGCGCACAACGCAGATATTGACACCGAGGGAACTCCGGAGGAGTTCGACATGACCCTGTGCGAGCATCTGTTCGACGGCCCGGAGACCATCGAGGGCCTGCTTGCAGAGCACTACACCCTCTCGTGGGCTCTCGCCTCGTTGCGCGACAAGCTCAAGCACTACGAGGACGCGCTCATTCCGGAGATTATGCCGGAGGGCTTGCAGACCATCGACCGCGCCATCGGCACTTACGGCAAAGACGCCCAGCTCACCAAGGCTGTGGAGGAAATGTCGGAGCTCACCAAAGCCCTCTGCAAACTCAAAGAGTGCAAGCGCAAGTATGATACCCCGTTTAACAGGGAGACGCAGGAAGTACACTCGAACATCGAGGAGGAAATTGCTGATGTTTTCATCATGCTGGTGCAGCTCTTTGCAATTTTTAACCCTCACGAGCTGGTAAACATCACGAAAGTCGTATGGGACAAGCTCGACCGGCTCAAGGACAATCTGGACAAAGAAGCAGCAAAGCAGGAGGCCAGCGATGCCGGAAAAAAGTGAGTTCGACAAGGCACTCGGCGAGCTGCACGACCTGACCGAGTGGGAGGACGCGGAGGCAGCCATCCGGGAGCTCCACGCGCGGGGGCCGGAAATTGAGCGGCTCTATCTCGACAGCAAGATTCTCCCCGGAGAGCTGCGAGCCCTCGTTATGGTGAGTAACTGCCTCGAGCGTGAGTTCATCCATCGGCAGCTTGCCACCGGGCAGCCGCTTCACATGAATGTTTTATAGGAGACAGCACAATGAGAGATGATGGTATGTTTTGCCCGTACAAGAAAAGCACGAAACGGGAAGTGAGCTACTCGTGGATTAGCCGGACCGAGATTACAACGGAGCGTTTCGGCTGGTGCTCGGAAAAGAAGTGCATGGCCTATGAGGATGGCCGCTGCAAGCGGCTGGAAAGAGAGGGAGCCCAGTGAAGAAAAGGAACTGCCGGATGACCGGCGAGGAGAAGAATGTACATGAGCGCGCCGTGAAGCTGCGCAAGATGACCGACGACAAGCTCGTGGAGCACATCGACCACATCCGGGAAGAGGCTTACAACACCGGCTACTCCGAAGCCGAGGCCCAGCGCGCATCGACCCCGGCCCCGGGCAAGACCCTGCCGCAGCTCCTCGAGCAGCTCAACGCCGGAGAGTGCAAGGGCATCAAGAGCGCGACCGCCTACAAAATCGAAGAGTTCGCCCGCCAGCAGGGCTACCTCGAATGAGCGGCGCGGTAAAGGACCCGCTCCGGGCATTGCAGGGAGCCAGGAGCCGCGCGCAGGGCGGGCAGCTCGAGGAGAGAATCGAGGCATCCTGCACCCGGCTGGCGGAGGCAGGCCGCGCGGACATCAGCAAGACACCGGAGCCCATGCGGCCGGTAAGCCAGCCGAACAAAACGGGCCAGTTCCGCGCAGTCTACACCAAAAAGGCGGAACCAGACTTCAAGGGCGTCATGCTCGGCGGCCGCGCGGTGATGTTCGAGGCAAAGAGCACCGGGACCGGCAGGCTGAACAAAGACCGCGTTCTCCCGGAGCAGGCCAAAAAGCTCGATTCCTACGAGGCCCTCGGCGCGCACTGCTTCATCGTCGCCACATTCGACGGGCTACGGATGTACAGAATCCCGTGGACAGTCTGGCGCAGCATGAAGCAGCGGTACGGCCGGAGCTATGTCACGGAGCCGGACCTCAAGGAATACGCGGTACGGTTTGGCCCGGGCTTTACCCCGGACCTGCTGCGGGACATCCCCACGATGGACGACATCGACCAGCTCTCGTGCGCGAGCGACGTGCTCACGGCGTTCTGCGGGATGTCCTACGGGACGAAGCCAGAGACGGACGAGTGGCGCGCGGCCGTGTGCAGGTTGAGCCGCCTGATGAACTGGACGACGCCGGAACGCTTTATGCTGGTGAACGAAATACGGAGGGAGCAGCCGAACATGGAAAAACCGATATTCTCATTTATGGGTGTCCCCATCACGGAGGACAGCGCGGGCAAGCTCGCAGAGGCCATGAAGAAAAGCGGGGTCTCCGCACTCGAAGTGGTGACTGCCTGTGAGACACTCAAGAAAATTTCCAAAGCCTTGCTCGACGAGCTGCCGGGTGTTACCGAGGAGGAACATAATGACTGAAAAAGAAATTGTGGTAATGGCCGCAGAGGTGGCGGCAAAGGCGGCTGTTGCTGCCGTTCGAGCCATCTTGGGGAAAGAGATACAGGAGAGCGTAGAAGCCGCTGTGACGGACGCTGCCCGCCTCGGAGCGGAGGCCAGCATCAAGGCCGTGGAGCAGGAGCGCAAGAAGTTCCGGGACAGCCGTAGCGACCGGAGATTCCGTAACACAAAGCTCCTGCTGCGTAACTATACCACGCTTAATGCCAACTGTGCCAATGCAGTATACGACGCGGCCAGCGCAGCGACCGGCGAGGAGAGCGTTGAAGAAATTGTGGAGGCACTGGACGAGCTGCTTGAGGACGACCTCAAGGTAGAAAGCATCATGAAGTCCGCAGCCCGGACGCAGATTATCATGCGCCATGTGAACCGGATGCTCGACATCTACAAGGCGGTATGCGGGAACAGTTTGGACGAGGCCGAACAGAGGCACTACCGCGTTATCGAGGCCCTGTATCTGCGGGACCGGCCCCTCTCTCCGGCCGCCGTAGCAGAGATGGAAAGCATCGACAAGAGAACCGTCTACAAGGATGTGGACGCAGCCTGTGCCACACTGTCGGCCTTGATTTTCGGCATCGACGGCATCAAGAAGGCTTAACTATGTAACGAAACGACCCGTTCTGGGGCATAAACGCGGCATTGACAGGGCGCAAGGTCTGAGATACAATGTAGGCGGTAAAACCGCGCACAGAGACAATTTCTTGGCATCATAATAAATTCCCCTTCTTGACAAAGGACCGCCCGACTCCGG